TGGCCAATTTTGGCAAGGAAAGCCTCGCGTTCTTTGTCTACATCAGCCATGTTTTAGCTCCAATCGGATAGAACGCTGATTGATACTTCACCGGATAGCAGATCGCCTGCTGTTCCGGTTAAGACCGCCGGGGCGCTGAAAGTTCCAATTGAGTATGCAATTGATGATGCTTCCAGCTTGTTTACTATATTCAGGTAATAATCTTCAATGTTAATTAAGTTGCCTTGGTTATCAAACATAGGGGTTAGCACTATGAGCTTAAAGTTGACCTTAGGCTTGATTGCTTTGTAATGGTCGTTGCTTGGCTCAATGTATGGATCGCCAGGTTGCACGACAATGCTGTTAGCAAGCGGTGTGGCAGGTGGGAAGGAAAACACCTGCCACGCCGTATTGTCAGTTAGCGCGGTTGCGATTGTTCCTCGTAGGGTAGAGATTGCTGACATTAGCCTACTTGACCGCCCGGCGCTAAGTGATCCGCAAGTAAACCGCGAACACGTGCCATTAGTGTATTGCCCATGCGATACGGCGAAGGTTGAAAGTCTGGTGAGATGCCGCCAGCGTTAGAAGCTTGGCGAGCTTGCCAAATGTCAACAGCGACCATTAATGATGCTAAATTAACTTCCGGTAATGTAGCATAATTATGATATGTAACTGCCCCTTGAATTGTGCCAAAAGGTTGTAATTCAAACTTAATTTGATCTGCTGCCACTTGCGCGTAAGTAATTGTGTATAGCGTTGTATCAGTTATAGTTTCTGAACCATTAAATGTAGAACCACAATGGGTAATAGTAACTGTTTGCCCAACACTAAATTGATGCGGCACGTTTGTGTATAAAGTAGCTTCATTGTCAGTTAATTCTGTTGCAATTACGGAAGCGGTGTTAAACCACAATTTGCTTTTAACAATGTTTTCAGCAGCTTGGCAGCATTCTTCCACTACTGCTGAGCTGTATAAAGCACCAATGCCAAGTGCGCTACGCAGTTCAGCTTCAGTTACGTATGTTGCAGGCATTGTCTTTCCTTTCTAATGTTAGCCCCGGCGCAAGGGCTGTGCGCCGGGGTAACTCTACGATCTAGTTAGTTAGATCAGGACTTGTTGAACCAGTTTGCACCAGCGCCAACCTTGGTAGCTAATGCACCATAGCCGTAATACAGCAAGTCAATTGTGCCATCGCTGTTTACGTTTGTGCGAAGCTGGAAGCGTGGTGATTCAAACCATTGATATGAATCTGGGTTGACAACTGCCATTGAGTAATCGCCTAGACCTGTTCCACCAGTTCCACCGATTTGGCGGTTGACACGAAGGGTTAAGCCTGCAACAGTTCCTGATACAGAATCTGGTGAAAGAACTCCACCATTGTTCTGCGGATTTGAAGCGATATAAATTGGGCGGCCATTATCTTCATAGGACATAATCTTTGACCATTGTTCTGGAGATACAACGATATTGCGAGCAAAGCCAAGTGTTCCCTTATAGATTGCGCCTGCTGCGTTTGCTATGTAGGTCAATAGACCTGTCTTGTCCTCAGTTGTTGCAGTTGCGTTTAGAACGCCATCGTTTGCAACTTCGCCTGTTACGTATTGATCAGTGTCCTTTGCGTATGCAAACTCCATTTGACGAACAAGCTCATCAAAGAATGCCGGGCTTGAACGATCAATTAGCTCAACAGTTGTAATAGCGCGGCCTTTGAATGGCTTGACATCAACGTTAATAAAGGATGCAGTTAATTGTGAATCAGTAATTGCCTGATTCTCATCAATCTGATCTACTGTTGGAACAGCAGTTATCTTAGGAATCTGAAATACAAGGCCAGCATCAGGCAGAGTTCCGCGGCTGATTGAATCAATCATTGGGCGGTCTGCATTTGATAGTGGGTTAATAATTTCTGTTAACTGACGGGTTGGAATCATGCCAGGTGCAGTTGTTGTTTCGTTATCGGCAGCGCGAACATACATCGCTGCATCTTCATCGCCAAGGAACTTTGCACGTAAAGTGTTTTCAAGGTATTTAGCCTTGGTGAACTCTAAACGTGGCTTGGCATAAATTGGTGCTGTAACTGTTGGGCGCGAAGCTTCCACCGCAGGGGCTTCAACCTCAGGCGCAACGGCTACGGCGTTTGTTGTGTCTTCCACAACGGCCTCGCTTTCGTTTTGGGTTGTTATTTCTTTTGCTGCATCATCTTCAGATGCAGCAACGCTCAAAACTTCCGCGCTCTTAAACGCAGCAGCTTGAACAAGGCTTGTTTCTTCCATTTTGCTTTTTAGCACACGATATACGCCACCTTCGCGCTTGCCATCAATAACTTCAACGCCAACTGATAGGCCGCTGCGTAGTTGCTCAGATGCTTCAATTAGTGCATCTGTTCCGCGTGTCGTGTTGCTTATTTTGAATGTGGCATACATGCCATCTTCATCTTCTCTGTAAGACACCATGCGACCAATTGGCTTCTTTGCATCATGCTCAAGCAAAAGCTTTGGCTTAGGGCTGTCTGGAATCTCAATTGATCCTTTTTCAAATACAACTTTGCCGGCAGATGTCTGCCCAATCTCACCATCAAACGGCACAATTTTGCCAGAGATGGTGCGCTCACTTATTGAGCATTCTAAATCGCTAGTAAACGTTAGGTGCATCTTGATTTCCGTTCGGTGATAGGTTTTCCATTTCCATGGCTTGTTCTACTGTAATCAACCCAAGGGTCAACATCTTTTCAATTACTGCTAAGCGTTCTAGTGCATCTACTGCCAAGAAAGCATCTTCAACATCAAACTTGACAATGTTTCCGCGAGCTGTTAAATCATCCATGCTCAAGCGTTCTTCAATTGCGTGAATAAAAGGCGCAAGTGATAGAGATACAAATTGACGGCGTTCATCTTGAACGTTTGCATAGGTCATGCTGTTGTTCATTTCCGCGCTTATGTAATATGCAGGTACATTCATCAAACGTGCTACCTGTGTTGACATATTCTGTATTAAGTCAACGTAGCCCATGTCCTTAGGACTAAAACTAGTCGGCACGTAATCTAAAGTGCTAGTCAGATAGGCTGTTGCGCGCTGTGATCGTGCCGACTTCCAAGCCCCAAGAATTGCATCTACTTCTTCCTTGCTTAAATCTGCGCCGGTGTTCTTAATGACACCTGAAGGCATTGGGGTTGCCGTTGCTACGCTAGTTGACTTATCTAAATCAATTGCAGCACGTAAAGTACGTGCGCCACGTGCTAACACACCTTCATCTAATCCTTGAAATGTAATTAATGAGCCAAGGCCAGACATAGGCACTTCGCTACCATCAATGTAATAACGTGTAATGTATTTAGTTACAGGATCACTATCAAATGACACACGACCAGGTGCAATCCATTCAAATCGTGCTGGCCTGCCATCATCAAAGTAAGTTTCTGTTACGCGCCAATATGCAACGCCAAAAAATAGTAATGAATCTACTGTCCAAGCAATTGTTACTGCTTTAGGTTGTGATGCTGCTGGTTGTTCTAGCCAAGCAGGTTTTCCTAGCTTCTCACCTGTGCTGCGCTTGTATAAACAAAGCGGAAAGGTTGCGATAGTTCCTGAAAGTAAGTTCCTACATCTAGCAACGGAAGGAACGCTAATAGCTTCTTCACGGCCTACTGGATTAAATGCTAATGGGAGAAAATAATTAAAAGAATCCGTCATTAACGGCGGTGCGAGTTGCGCCTCTATTTTTGCAGGGCGAAAACGATCTAATAGACCCATCGTTTAAGGATACCACACAAATCAGACATTCCTGTCATTTCAGACATAGATTTGTGGCTTGCTTTGTGGCTTTAGCAATTGATGCACGACCATGGCTAATGAGATGGCAGCTGACACATCCCCAGCCGACTTACGGCGCACGATTCTCCATCCGGCATCCGATTCCTTAGCCGCGCAGTTATTCATACTATCAACTAGCGATTGTTGCCCAGCATGCACAATCCTGCCGTTAACAATGGCATCATAGAGATCAGAACAAGCCTGATAGAACACAGTTCCAGACATATCTTGTATCTTGTGGCCTGATTGGCTTAATCGCTCGGCAACGCTCATGGTGGCATACTTATCAAAGCAAATTATTCTAGGCTTGTATTGCTTAGCCCATTCATTAACTTCAATAGCCATTTTAAGTTCATCTATCGCTACTTGGCTTTCAAATTGGGCTATGACACCCACACCAACCTTGCCATCATCCATAATCTGGCCTGCTACTAGGCTTGCCATTTTTTTGTTCACCGATATGTCCATGCCAAATATAGTCAGCCTGCCAGGCTCTAGTTTTAGCTCAGCAAAGCCTAAATCTTCAAATGCTTGATGTGGCCATGGTGATTTAAGCGCACTAATCCACATGCAAAGCGTTTCTGTGCGTGTAGCTTCAACGCTAGATGTGGCTATTGCTTCTTCAATCGTTGATTCATCAATTAAATAGCCCAATGCTGGGTTTGCCTGATACCAGGCGCTCTTATCGGTTATCTTGGCAAAATCATCCGCGCTGTATTCCCAATAGCCCATTGTAGGCGGTGGATATGATAATGCTTTAGATCGTAAGTCATTCAATACGCTTGAATAGGCATCCCCGGCGTTACTAGTCATAAATATCTGACTATTTGGCCTTGCCCTAGTAATTGGCTTAGCAGCTGTCCATGAATCTTCATCTATCTCACGTAACTCATCAATGTATAGCAAATCCGCGGTCTTACCACGGCTACCATCTCTTGTTGCCGCGACTATCTCATAACGAGCCCCATTTAGAAGCTCTACTGATTCCTGACCATTGGCCACGCGGATTTGCTTTACCTGAGCCATTAACATTGGGTTGTCCTCAATGACTTCAACTACCTTGCGAAAGGTATCTAAAGCCATACCCCTGTTAGATGACATAGCCACTATATTCTTTTCATCAAAAACAAACAACCCAGCCAAGATACGTATGCGCGCTAGGTGTGTCTTGCCATTCTGACGTGCTACTAAAAGCAAGCTTGTCTTTCTACGCCATTTGCCAGACTTATCTACTGCCAGCAAATCTTTTAGCACATATTCCTGCCAAGGCAGCAGTTCTAGCTTTAGATCATCAAGAAACTTCTTGACCTCAGGCAATCTGGTGTTGCCTTTAAGCGGCGCATTTTGCAAGCGCGGCTTGGTTGCCCCTTTAAGTGCCTTCTTCAATTAGCCCCCGGCTGACCTGGACTAATAAAGGGTGAATCAGCATCAACGTGGATTGTTGTATGTCCGTTTTGAACTGATTTGGATTGATTTGCACCTTTTGGAGAGTTATTGAAGCG